GTTGAGGATGTGGATAAGTCTGCTATACAGAATGCAGATACTCCTAAAAGATTTTTACCTGCACTTACCTGTGGTCTGTCTTATTATTTATCTATGAAAAGACCGCTTGTACCAGATACCAAAATTGCAATGTTAAAGGCAAACTATGAGGAGATATTAGGAAGGGCAATGGAAGAAGACAGAGAAAGAGCCAGTATTTATCTTCTGCCCAGACTGACATTTTATAATTAGAGGAACTAGAGTTCTATGGCAACACAAAGAAGAGCATTAGCGATGTGCGATACATGTGGGTTTGTTTATCCGCATAGAGTCATGAGATTAAATAGTTATGGAATGCTGGTATGCCCTCAAGACTTTGAAGGACAATATGATTTAAAGAATAATCCTCAGAATAAAGTACCAAGAGTAAAAGATAACCCTGCTATTAGAAATCCCAGACCAGATACTGGTGGAAGAAACATTCAATGGAATAATGCTTCCACTAAATGGGATGAGACAGAAAGGCTTTGGCAACAGATATGACAGATTTAACAGGAAAACTAATATCCAATACCTATAAGGATTTATTACAGGTTAACTCCAGTGCGTCTAATGGTGGAGTTTCAACTTCCCTGACTAATGTACAATCAGGTAATGGAGTAGGTACAGCATTAAATCTTGCTACTACTCAGGTAAAGATAGATGGAACATTTGGAGTATCAGGTAATGCAAGTGTTACAGGTGATCTGTATGTAAGTGATAAAGTATGTGCATCTTCATTTTACGGAGATGGTTCTAATCTTACAGGGATTTCGGCTTCTCCAGCAGGTGATATATGTGTAGGTAGTGCATCAGTTGTTGGTAATCTTTATGTAAGCGGAACAACAAGTATTACTGGTGCTACGGTTCTACATTCTACAGCAACTGTAAGCGGAGCTACTGGATTTCTAGGGACAATAAGAGTATCTGGAGCTACTTCTTTAGAAGCGGCTGTTATTATGACAGACACAGTAACTGTAAGTGGGGCTGCTGGATTTCTAAGCACAGTAAGAGTTAGTGGTAATACTACGATAGGTGGTACTCTTGATGTACTTGGGAATGTATGTCTGGGAGGAAATGTAACTGTAAAGGGTGATGTGCATGTAAGCAGTAAAGTATGTGCCAGTGCCTTCTTCGGGGATGGTTCAAATATTACAGGTATTCCGATTAGTGGAAATATCTCAGTAGGTAATGCTACTGTAGCTGGTAATCTTTATGTAAGTGGAACTACAAGTATTACAGGAGCAGCAGTTCTTAAGGCTACAGCTACCGTATCAGGTAATGTAGGATTTCTTGGGACAGCCAGAGTAGCTGGAGCTACTTCTCTTGAAGGTGCTGTAGTAATGGCTGATACTGCTACTGTATCAGGTAATGCTGGCTTTCTAGGAACAGTAAGAGTAGCTGGAGCTACTAGTCTGGAAGCTGCTGTAGTAATGTCCGATACGGCTACTGTATCTGGAGCAGCAGGATTTCTGGGAACAGTCCGTGTAAGCGGTAATACAACTATTGGAGGTACACTGGATGTATTAGGAAACGTATGTCTGGGTGGTAATGTAACTGTAAAGGGTGATGTTCATGTAAGTAGTAAGGTTTGTGCGTCTGCTTTCTTCGGGGATGGATCTAATATAACTGGAGTACCTGTAGCAGGTAATATCTCAGTAGGTAATGCTACCATAGGAGGAAATCTATATGTAGCAGGTACAGCCACAGTATCAGGTAATGCAGCTTTTATAGGGCAGATAGCTCTTTCAAAATCAGCAGCAGCTTCTGTACATGCAACAGCAATAGATGGTGTAACTTCTGTATCTCTTAATTTTGGAACAGCACAGAATTTCCTGACTACAGTTACAGCAGCACATACAATGGCACAACCAACAAATGCTAGAGTAGGACAAACAGGAAGTATCTTTTTTGTACAATCGGGAGGAAGTGGAACTCTCTCTTGGAATGCTGCTTGGAAATTCCCGGCAGGAACTGATCCAACCTTCTCTACATCCAGTGGAGCAGTAGACAGATTAGATTATATTGTTGCTTCAGTATCCAGTGATGGTGCTGGTGACAACATTCAGGCAATTTTATCACAGGAATATGGTTAATGTTTCAGAATAATTTATTAATGGCAGCGGCAAGTATAAGTGCTGGTGGTATAACTGTCGATGACAGTGTTCGTTATAATGATGATGACAGTCCACGCCTGTATCGAACACCTTCTAGTGCAGGAAACCAACTAGCAGGTTCTATCTCGCTCTGGTACAAACGATGTAATCTGGGTTCTATTCAGCAGCTTTTCAATTCGGGTGCTGGTGATGACATTACTTTCAATGCAAGTGATCAACTGACATTCACCGATTCAAGTGGTGTTAGTTATATTACAACTCAGGTTTTCCGTGACCCTTCAGCATGGGGGCATCTGCTTTTTGCTTGGGATACAACCCTTGCAGCGGCTGGTGACAGGCTCCGCATTTATCATAATGGCACTGAGATTACCGCTTTTGATACCGAAACAAATCCTTCTCAAAATGATAGATTTGAAATCAGCAATACGGTTCGCCAGACTGTTGGGGCAAATGAAAGTGATACCGAAGAATTTGATGGATATTTGTCGCAAGTTTATCTTGTAGATGGACAGCAACTTACTCCTGCTTCGTTTGGAGAGACAGATGATAATGGTGTATGGAGGCCGAAAGCATTTTCAAGCCCCTCTGCTGTTGGAAGCACACCTACAATAGCTTTTGTAGATAGTGCAACAAGTTCTAGTACTGCAACAACGTATACTTTTTCCAGTATGGGAATTGGTACTGCATCTTCAGGTAGAGAAATTCTAGTTGGTGTTTCAGGTGCTGGTGCAGATGTCACTTTGAATAGTGTAACAGTTGGTGGTGTAGCAGGAACTTTTGTAGCTCATCAGGATGATGCAGCAGTTTCAGTTTCTCTATATAGAGCGGCTGTTTCTACTGGAACTACTGCTGATGTAGTAGTGGTATTTTCATCAAATAAAACAAGTTGCGGGGCTGCTACTTATGAATGCACTGATTTACCAACTTTTCCATATGATGTGATTGGAGCAACTACATTAGGTAGTACAGCTAATAGAACATTAACAGTTAATGTCCCTGCTGATGGAACAGTAATGGGATTTGTTGTCTGGGATGCAAACCCTGTTGCTACTACAACATGGACAGGAATAACTGAAACTTTTGATGATCAGGTAAAGGTTAATAATTCTCAGTTTTCAGGAGCAATGGATACATTTGATACGGCTCAAGCAGTTACAATGACAATGGACCCAAGCGGAACAAATAATCAAAATTCAAGACAACTTGCAGTAAGCTGGGGAACAAAGGCTGCTGGTTATGGAACCAACGGCTTCTTCCTAGATTTTGCAGATTCATCTGATTTTGGTAATGACACAAGCGGTAATAACAATGATTATACTAGTTCTGGTCTGGCTGCTGATGATCAGGTAAGCGATACACCGACTGATAATAAATGTACGCTGTCACCGATTGATACTGGCACAACTACGCTATCAGATGGCAACACTGTGGCTACTTATAGCAGCACTTTTTATAATACGAGAGCGACTTTTGGCGTCCCATCCAGTGGGAAATGGTCTTTTCAAATTCAAAAATCCGCATCGAATATGATGGTTGGATTGGTTGCTAGTGGAGAACCTTATACAGATGTTGATGTAAATGGTAGGGATGCGCTGTATTACTATGATTCGGGTGGAACTTCGGCAGGGTCTATTGGAACCCGTAGATCTGGTTCAGATGTAGTAGAAGTTACAAATGATCCACCCGGAATAGCTGTTGATACAAACATGGAGATTTTGATCGATAAGGACAACGATCAGATGGGAGTGGTAATTAGTGGGACTGCATATATGGCAGTTGATAGTGGTGTAGAAATTCAAGATACTATGGATAAAATTTTTGTACAAGGAGCTAATACTTCTCTCACGGTAGATTTTGGACAAGGAGGATATTCTCCCTCACAATCTGGTTATAAAGCTCTTGCAACAGCCAACCTTCCTACACCAACAATCCTTGACGGTACTGCAAATTTCCAGACCACACTCTATACCGGAGATGGTTCTACTCGCAACATCGATCAAACTGAGAATAGCACATTCCAACCTGATATGGTCTGGATAAAAAACAGATCAACGACTGATCCTCATATGCTAATTGATGCCACAAGAGGTGTAACTAAAGAATTAAATCCTGATACTTACACTCTTGAAACCACAGATGCCAACGGCCTAACCAGTTTTGATGCTGACGGTTTTGGTCTGGGTACTGGAGCAGGAGGCTATAATGACAACACTGAAAGTTTCGTAGCATGGCAGTGGTTAGCTGGAGGAGGTGCTGGATCGTCTAATGAAGATGGCACAATCAATACAACAACAACAACGGTTAACACTACGGCTGGAATAAGTGTCGGTACTTATACTGGCACTGGATCAGCAGCAACAATTGGTCATGGATTAGGAGTAGCTCCTGTCTTTGTAATGTGCAAGGAAAGGTCTGGAAGTGGACAATGGTTTGTTTATCATGTCGGCAATACCACTGTAGCTGCTGCTGAAAATACTTATCTGGTATTTAATGAAAATCAGGGATCCGTTGACAATGCTACTATATGGAATGATACAGCCCCAACATCTACAGTATTTTCGATAGGTACAAATAGTGACATAAATGGGTCAACCAATTTGTATGTATCTTATGCTTTTGCAGATGTGGAAGGCTTCAGTAAATTTTCACATTATATTGGAAATGGACTTGCTGATGGGGCTTGTGTTCATACTGGATTCAAACCTGCATTTATAATAATTAAAAAAACGACTTCGGCAAATTGGGTAATTTATGATAGTACTAGAAGTCCTTATAATGAAATAGATGATCAACTTATTGTTAATTTAACTACAGCAGAAACTACAGGATCTGAAGAACTGGATTTTCTATCAAATGGTTTTAAGATTAGAACGACAGATGCTGATGTAAATACTAGTGGTTCTACTTATGTATACATGGCCTTTGCAGAATATCCATTTGGTGGTGAGGATGTAACTCCCTCTACGACATTTTAATTAAGGAGAGACTAAATGTGGAAATATGGTAATAAAATAATAAAACCGGGAAAAGGTTGGGTTGATGATAATAAAGTCAGACATCCTTCTAACTGGCATATTTGGAGTAAGGAAGAAAAAGCAAAGTATAATCTTAAAGAAGTTGTAGAAGATAGTCCTCCTGATTCCAGATTATACAGATGGTCAAAGGATAGTGATGGAAAAATAACGTCTACTGCTAAACCTCTTAATGATAGTGAAGGTGTGGTAGGTCTTAAAACTACTTTGAAGAACGAAGTTAAATCCCATCAGGGAAGTTTATTAAGTCAAACTGATTGGGCTTATATACGGCACTATGATGCTGGTATAGATGTTCCTGCTAAGATTGAAACATGGCGCAATGCTATTCGTGCCAAAGCTACGGAGATGGAAAATGCTATTGACAATGCTACTGATACTGATGCAGTTGCCGCTCTTCTTATGAGTTTTGATATGGATGCTGAAGGTAATTCTATGGATAAATTTAAAGAGGCAGCAGCTAAAGCACTTAGTATTACTGTACTTAGTGCAAAAGAAATAGAAGCTCTTACATCTGAACAGAAGACTACATATGACAGTGATCTGGAAAAAATAAATAAAGAGGCAGAGAGTAAAAGAGAAATAGAAATTAAGAAATATCCAATTTTATCTGCTTGGCCTGAACTGGAGGAATAATGTTTAAAAAAATATTAATTATAAATATCTTACTTTTTTTTATTTCTGGATTTACATATGCTCAGAAACAAGAATCTGAATTAGTTTTAGGAACTATAATGACATCTCTACGAGGACATTGCGCTCCATCAGTAGAAATGTTGAAAGTATTTAAAAACGAACAAATAGTATTTACAGGAGTTATAGATCCATCTAATATATTTAAAGTATATTTGAAAGAAGATGGGATTTGGACATCTATGTTAACTAATATATCAGGTGTATCCTGTATCTATTTTTCAGGAATGCCGGGAATATTAAGTCCTAAGAAGACTATTAAAAAGGATACAAGTGCAAGGATATGGGAGTAAGATAAATGGCTAGTACATATACAACAAATCTTCGCCTGACTAAACAAGGGGATGGAGACAATCCAAATACATGGGGCGAAGTTCTCAATAATGTTATTAGCCTTGTTGATCAGGCTGTAGCATCCTATACAACAGTTTCTCTAGGATCTGCTGCTACTGTTACGCTTACTGAAAATCTGGGAAATTCAGATCAATCTCGCTCTGCTATGCTGGAATTTAAAGGATCAATAGGAACTGCTGCTACTTCTATCTTTGTTCTTATTCCTAACTCACCTAAAACTTATGCAATTAGAAATGTCGTATCAGCTAATACTACGGCTACTGATGCTGTTGTTTTAAGAGTAGCAGGTAATGCAGGAGTAACAGTAGGAAGTGGTAATGGTTACTATATAACAAATGGAACATCTGTCTTTTCTGTAGCTTCTCCTACAGGTACAGCAGCTACCAGAAATGTAGGGGTTTGTGCTACAGAAATACCTGATACTTCTCTAGCCGATATAAGATATGTACAAACTTCGGTATCCAGTACTATTGTAGCAGAGAAAACATTTACAGCTTCGGTTATCTTTACCAGTGCAGTTAGAATGGAAGGACTAGTATCTCTATCAGGTGCTGTTAAATCTCACATAACAACTCTTACAGATGCGGCAACAGTTGCTCTGGATTTTAACGATGCCAATATGTTTATGGTAACTCTGGGTGGTAATAGAACATTGGCTGCTCCTTCTAATGCTACGGCAGGACAGGTAGGAAGTATATATGTAATACAAGATGGTACTGGAAGCAGGACTTTAAGTTATAATGCGGCTTGGAGATTTCCTGCTGGTTCTGTCCCTGTTGCTACAACTACTGCTTCTGCTGTAGACCTTGTAGTTTATAATACCAGAAGCGCAACCACAATTGATGCTGTAATGTTGAAAAACTTTACGAGATAATACATGACTGCCAAGCTTGCAAAATTTGATTTCAATCAAGGGTTTAATAGGGAAACTACTCAGTATGCTGAAGAAGGTAACTGGTTTGATGGTGATCGTGTAAGGTTTCGTGCTGGCAGACCAGAAAATATAAGAGGATACCAGACAAAAGTATCGACTGCATTTGATGGATCAGCCAGAGATCTGATTGCATGGAAAGATAACAGTAATAAGAAGAGGGCTATCTTTGGTACACCTGACAAGTTATACGAACATAATGGAGATTCTATTACTGATATTACTCCTATTACTACGATTGTAACCCTGACTAACTGTTTC